CAGGTAAACAGCAGTGCAAGATCAATGCGCTGTTTTTCGCCCTCGGAGAATGATGCGTAAGTGAAGTCATCACGGTGGCGCGACTTGATAGTTTCCTCGAATGCCTCGTCAAGATTGAAAGCAACAAAGAAGTCAAGTGTTTGCAGATAGCCATTGATGAGCTTGTTCATCACTGGCAGATACTGACGAATGATCTTAGTCTTAATGCCAGTATCCTTGAGCATCTCGGACATCGCTTGGTTGTAAGCACCTTGCTCATATGCGCTTGACTTATCAGCAGCAAGTTTGTCGCGTAACTGTATTAGATCGTCTAGTTTCTTTTCTGCCTCATCCAGCGAGGAATCCTGCTTGTTCGCAGTTTCTTTTTCAAGATCTCGAATCAAACGCTGCAAACGATTGATGGATGAATTGTTAGCGCGAATAGAATGCTGTAGATTGACGATTAAGTCGGCTGATTTTTGAATCTCTGCAAGCGATTCATCTACGCGTTTAAGCTCATCTGCTAACTTGTTTTGACCCTCGAGGAGTTCACGCGATGATTCTTTGCACTTATGGATTTTCTCATTCTTGAAGTCAATTGCAATCACCTGCGAACAGGTAGGACAGTTGCCATTTTCTTCGTAGAACTTAGCTTCCTTCACGATCCGCTGAATGTTAGACTTGATCTGTGTCTGATAAGCCATCAGCTGTTCACGTTTCTCAGTTAACTTCTTTGTGGACTGCTGCGGAATAGAATCGATTTGCTTTTGCAGATCCGTATTCTGTTCCATCAGTCCATCGATCTCGTCCTGATATTCTTTGATCTTGTCAAGAGCACGCTGTGCCTGTTCGCTGTTGCGATTCTTAATTTCTCCGATGAACTTGTGCTGCAGCTCAATTGTGCGCTCATTAATGTCATGCTCATGGACAATTGCGCCTAGCTGATCGCGCAGCTTAGCGGTACGCTCCTTCAGCAACCCATTCATCTTGGTGAAGATATTGATGTCCAAAAGATCTTCGATTACTTCGCGACGATGCTGCGAAGGCAGCTGCATGAATGGAATGAACGACGAAGATCCTAGCACCACAATCTGATGAAATGACTTGTGATTGAGCTTTAGGATATTCTGCTCAAGAACTTTCTGATAATCTAGCGAATGCGATTCCTGATTGACGAGCGTGCCATTTTGCCAAATCTCAAAGATCGATGGCTTAATGCCACGACGAACGCGAAACTCAACCTTACCTACACGAAACTCTACTTCAACTTCGCACGCCTTAGCATTAATCGAGTTAATCAGCTGTGGCTTATTGATCTCACGATGTGGCTTTCCAAATAACGAAAAAGACAGCGCATCGAGCAATGTTGACTTACCCGCGCCATTGGGTCCGACGATCAGTGTAGATTCGCCGGATTCCAGATTGATTTCTGTAAAATTGTCGCCAGTGGATAGAAAATTCTTCCACCTGATTCGCTTGAAATGAATTGCCATGTCTTATACAACTTCGAGATTCTGCGCCTCGGTATACAGTTCTCGAAGCTTTGACTTAATCATATCCTTATTGAGCTCAGTGTCAACAGCATCCACATAAGAATCCATCAATGTGGCAGTATCGGTAATAGCATCTACAGATTCGGCAGTAACATTTGCGCCGCTGAACTCATCGTAGTTTTCTGCAATCTTGATCTCAAACGGATCTTGCTTTTGTAGTCTATCAATGAAGCGGTCAAACTTAAAGAAGTCAGTCTTACTGACAACTACAACTTTAACGAACTTGCCCTTGGCATAAGAAGGATCGATACTATCTGGATCTTGTTTCGCATCGTCATAGACATACTTGCAGTAAATCTCGTGTGGATTACGAATCGCAGTAAGCTCGCGGGTTGCAGTATCGAAGACATGGAAGTACTTCCAATCATTCGCATCAGCCCATGTCATCTCAAACTGCGTGCCAAGATAATGGACATTACCCTTGGTAGATTTGGTATGATAGTGACCAGACCAAACTTGCTCGAATCGGCTGAAAACTTTAGCATCCATTCCACCGTGCGATGGCATGCCTTTCATCATGTCAAATCCATCAAGCTCAAGATGACCTCCGAGGATTGACGCATTGCAGGTCTCAATGAAGCGCATCGACTCAGCCTGATTCTCAGGATTGATCCAGGGTAGCAGCGCGATGTTGCAACCATCATAAGTCATCACCTTTGGCTGCATTACGATGTTGACGTTCTCGACAAAGTATCCCAGCAATTCCTTTAGCGAGCAAAGCTCATTTGTGTTCTTGTAAACCACATCATGGTTACCCGGGATAATATCCATTGCCATTCCGAGTTCACGCATCGGCTCAAGAAATGTCTTGCGATTATGATTCAGCGCCTTGAAGTTAATGTACTTGCGATGGTCGTAGTAGTCACCCAGATGAATAATCTGCTTGATTCCGTTCTTTTTGCAGTAAGGAAAAAAGACATCGCTGTAAAACTTCGCGAAATAATCTAGGAATACGTCCGATGCATTACGCGCACCAGCGTGGGTATCATTTAAGATAGCAATCTTCATCCAAAGAACAACTCGAGATTTTCCTTATGCTTCTTTTTGAATTCCTTGATCTTCTTATCGACCTCGTTCTTACGATCAATTCTCTTCTTAAGCACGTTGACGAATCCCGCGTCCTGCATTACTGCGCCGCCGAATTCATCTTCTGGATTAGACATAAAGTCCTCGATGCCAGCATGCTCGATGTAGCGGAACTTGATGTCTTGTTGCTTCTTTTCTTTCATAATCCGGCGAATGAAAGCATAGTAACAAATTTGCGTGAAGTATGCAAATGCATTCGGATTACCGGTTCGAGTAGCAGCGTCGATATTGTAGTTAGTGATAGCCTTAATGCAGTTTTCCACAGCATCCATAACCATTTCTTCGCGATAGGTGTAGCGAATGAAATTGGGTTTATGAGAAAGACCTTCGGCGATTCGCAGAAAGCAACGGCCGATATACTCGGTAATCCGTGGCACTTCTGTGCCATTCTTTAGTGCTTCCTTTGCAAGCTTAACGTAGTCAACAACTGCCTGAGAAAATTCTCGGTTGTTGACATAATGCTCGCTCTCGCGCTTTGCGGCATGAGTGATCTTTGGCTTTGTTGGTTTAGCAGTAGTCATTACTGTCTTGTAGTCATAATGTTAGTATAATCCTCATCTCAATCATATCGCCCGCAGCGAGGATGTAAACAGAAAACGTGGTATTAGCTTATTTCTGAATCCTGTTTACAAGAGGCCAAAAAACTGTTATTTTGTATCTGGCTTAACGCCGAGGGAGGTAACATACATCAATTACGAGATGCATCGTCGCCCAAATTAAAATTGAGATCGTTCCAATCAAAATCTTTCTTATTGATTGGAGTTGTCGTTTCTTTGTTAGAATTACGCATATCCACCAAATCATTGTAGTCATTACCCACTGATGGGTTTGGAATTGTCGCAGACATAATATGATCTTTGCGAATCATATGGATACGAGACATCGATCCTAGAAACCAATCTGCATAATACGTAGAAGCTTTAATGCCATCACCCGATTTTTCGCTAATGGTATTAATGATGTACGGGTCTTTTATGATAAGATTCTTATCTGTATCTGAAATGACCTGACAAATAATTGTCTCGCGAGAAACAAGCTTAAGTATCACAGTCATATCATCACCGAACTTGGATTTACCTTCTTCGAATGTCATTATGTTAGTGGTACCTCGTGAATTTTGTAGTCAAATTTTTCTGCGCTGTATAGCTTAATTCTTTCGGCCGCGTGATCTAGAGTATAGTTTCTGCTTTTCTTCCAGTGTAAATCGTCTGCGATGTCGAATACTTTAGTTGCTCGTCCGTCGTCTGATTTTCGTAGTCCTCTTCCGATTGATTGAAGTATTCTGATCTGCGATTTCGAAGGTGAAGCAAAAATGATGTTATGCAGGTTACGGATATTTATACCAGTGGAAAACGTGCCCATCGATGCTACGATGATAGCATCTTTCTCGTTTTCGGTAATTGCACGAATGCGCTCGCGCTCATCTGTTTCTACTGCACCAGAAACAAAGAATAGCTGCCGAGTTCTACGCGGAAATTCGTTTAGCTTCTCATCGATCATCGCATACAGTGGCTTACCGTGTTTCTCCACGTAGTTATAGAGAATCAGCGTGTTGCCTGTCTGTGCGATAGCAAGATTGCGTATAAAACGATTACGCGATTCGTGAGCTACAATAAAATCGATTTCTTGCTGATAATCGTATTTTTTAGCGGTTTGGCACTCGATATCTGAATACTTCAGCAGCAGCACATCGATGGACAATTGTGCCAAGGCATTGGAATCCATCAGCTCTTTTGTCGTTGTCACGCGATGTACCGGACCAAATAGCCCCTCAAGTACTAGCTTATGAGTCTGTGTGCCATCGAGAGTACCAGTCGTGCCGATGCGGTACTTAGCATCACGCAGTTTTTCCATGATCGAGCTGAGTGACTTAGCCTTGAAGGTATGCGCCTCATCGCCGATCACCATTCCGTATGGCTCAAACCATTCAGGCCGCATCTTGTAGATCGACTGCCATGTCGTGATGACTACACGAGAACGAATGTCCATCTTTTCTTTGCCAGAATAGATGCGATGACATTCAGCCTCGTTGTTCCATGATTCGTCGAGCGTGGAGTAATCCTTGAAGTCAGTGAACATCTGCTCGACCAGCGATGTTGTCGGCACCACGAGCAGTACTTTCTTGTTCTGATTCTCCTCTAGAAAATAACGAATCAGCACATAAATGATCAGCGACTTACCTGATGCTGTGGGGCTGAGCAGCAGTGACCGATAATGCACCAGCGCATAATGAATTGCCTCAAGCTGATAGTCGCGCGGCGTGATTGCTTTACCATGAGCATACAGCTGCAGCGACTCTGCAAATGCAGTAACAGCATCCAGATCTAGGTACGCTTGCGAGTCTGGTCGGCCATAGTATGCATCATCCACATACTCAATCTCTGCGCCGCGCGTTTCTGCGAACTCATGAAGATACTCAAGTAAGCCACCGTACAATGTCTTGAGTCGCGTATCGAATAAGCGGATCTTGCCATCCCAAAGCTTATTCTTGAAAGCGGGCATGAATTTGTAACCCGGGACAAAGAAAGTAAAGAAGTCAGATAGCTCATATGCTACTGATGGTTCACACTCGATCTGAATGTAAACCTCGTTCTTCTTTTTGACTTTGATTATCTCAGACACCAGAGGTAAACTTCTTCCACTCAATCATATTCTTGATCGTCTGATGACGCCACTTAACCGAATCAAGAATTTCTTGCAGTGTTTCTACCAATGTCTTGAAATAAACTACCTGCGCCTCTGATTTCTGTAATTCAGGATCAGAATTGAAGTAGTAGTCCATATCAGACTTCATAATCTTCAAACCATTAAATGGGTCGTAAGGCCAGCCATACTTCTCAATAGCTTCCTTGTCAAGTTTGCCGTTGAAGTGTAGCCACTTATCACGCAGCAAAATCTTCTGATCAAGCTCCAGCTTCTTAAGCTTAAGCTTTGTAGTTGATAGCAGTTCTAGATACTTAGCATGTAAACGCGCATTCTGCTTTGATGCGTCGTCTAGATTCATATCATCAATGACAGAATCTTTTTTCCACATTTCGTGGATTTCCTCAATGTTAATCATAATGTAGGTTGGACTGTAGAGTATCTATATTATTTCAAAAAGTAAAAATGTGAATACTGAAATGATGCATCTGCCACGACGTATTCCACGTCAGTGTTTTGAGTATGAAAATCAATTGCTCCAATCGAGACAGGAAATGCTTCTACGAATCGAATCTGGCGAATCACGTTATTGCTACTCGTAAGAATATGCAGAGTAATATCGCACGTGCTTAACGTGCTTTCGCTTGCATTGTCCACCATCCAATTAAACAACTCAACGTAGTTCTCCATATTCTCGGTGACCATGTAGCGAATGTCCAAAGGAGAATAGATTACCTTTTCACCCGGATAAGAATTCTGCTTGTTTCGAAATGGTGAATTTGCTTCAGAAGCAGAAACTGATGGAATTGGAGATGAAATGCAAAAATACTCTGTGTTAGCAAATCGAGTAGAATCAATTGTCAGTCTAAATCCATTGGGAGACAATAGATTTTTATTTAGCGTGAGATTGTTCATATCATTATTTATGGGCAAAAAAGAAGGCCCCCTTTCGGAGGCCTTCCTTTATAGTATCAGCTAATCAGGTATTAGGCAACGCCTGATTCGAGAAGGTCGGTGACCTTGAAGATACGGAAGTAACGGTTGGCACGGTTAGTTCCGAGACCGCCGTCTGACTGTGCAGCGGAGACAGTGGCTTCAGCGAATGGGTTAGCAACCATGCCGTAGCGTGTCTTGAATCCGATACGTGGCTGGAAGTCGGATTGACCAACTGCGCGGACCATTGTCAGTGGGACATATGGAGCGTAGAAGAGTCCAGCATCGTATGGGTTTGTTCCACGATATCCAACCGTGACGTAGTCATAGGTTGAAGAATATGGATCGATGTAAACCTTGGTGCGGCCATTGAGAACACCAGCGAAGGTGTTGCCAGTGTCGTCAACCTCGAGGTTCGTGCTCAGGGCAGGAGCATAATCCAGCACGCCGGCAGCGGCGAGTGCTGTTGCAACGTCGGATGAGCAGAGGATGAAGTTACCCTTGCCACGGCGTGTTGCCTTGGCGATTGCATTGGCTTCGCGCTCGATCTGAACAAGCAGACCCTTGAAACGCTCAACGTTCCAACGTCCATCGGAATCGGTTCTCAGAGAGAATGTTCCAGGAGTTGTGATGTTTGCGCTTGAAGCACCGAGGATAGCCTTAACATTGATTGTGCGGATAACCTCACGGTTGATTTCAGCGAGGATTTCAGCCGACAGGATGTTGGCGAGCTCGGACTCAGCATCGAGACCGTGAACGGCCTTGAGGTCCTGAGCGAGTTCCATTGTGTATTCTGCCTTGAGGGCGCGTGACTTTGCTGTCACAGTTGCCTTCTCAATCGAGAATGCCATCTGATTGAATGATCCAGCACCGGATGAACCAGAACCCAGACCTTCAGCAACGTTGGTGGCCATTGCGCGACCAACCGTTGTGCTGTCGAATGATGACGAGTCACCACCGTGCGTGCCTGTGCCGGAGAAATCGGTATCAGCTTCGTTGAAGAGAGCTTCTGTGCCGCCCTGTGAATCATATCTGCTCTTCATAGCGAAGATCAGACCGGTTGGGCCGCTCATTGGCTGAACGCCAGCGATATCATAAGCGATCAGGTTTGGCATCGAGCGACGAACGAGGCTGATGAGGATTGGATCCCAGTTAGCCAGGTTGCCTGTGCCACCGGTCGTAGCGTTAGCTGCGGTCTCGGTGATGGCCTGGAAGCTTGATTGAGCGCGCTCCTCACGGAGGGCCTTTTCTTGCTGCTCGAGGATGACGGCGGTAACTGCCTTGCGGTAGTTATCCTTGATGGAAGGCAGATCCTTGTGCTCAAGGATTGGTGCCCACTTCTTCTGTAGGTTTTCTGAATTGAACATTTTAGTAATTAACTCCTAACGTGTGTGTTTGTGCGCTAAAGTCTTATGCAGACTTCACTGTGCGCGAAATTGCTGCGGAGGCTGCTGCCATGAGCGGGCTGAGATCTTCAGTCGACTCATTGAGCGGTGTCTCTACTGCGGTTTGTGGGGTTTGTTTTGTAACAGTCTTGCGGAAGTATGTTTCCTTGATAGTCTGAATCTTCTTTGCAAAAGCTTCAGATGTATCGAATTCAACATTCTCAACAAGCGAATTGAACTTGACGGCTTCTGTCGAAGCAAGATCCTTGGAAGCTTCAGCAATCACTTGCGCGCGCTGTAGCTTGCTGACGGATTCATTGAGCTTGATGTTAGCCTCGGTAGCTTTCAGAAGCTGTTCCTCGAGCTTGGAAACTTCCTTGTTGAGTGTATCAACCAGGTTTTCCTTGCCTTCAGGTACCTCGATGTAAGACTCCTTGAACACGTTCTTCAACGCGCCAATGAAGTTTTCAGCAATCTCGGTGCGCAGTCCTGATTCGATTGCAACCTTGTTTTCTTCCATCCAGGTCTGAACAACGTAGTTCAGATAAGAATCAACCTTCTCAGCGAGCGTCTTAGTCACTGTTGCGACTTCCTCGTTCAACTGATTCTGGTAGTTCTCCTCGATGTTAGCAAGCTCGGTATTAACCTTAGCAGTTACTGCTGCCTCGAACAGTTCAGAAGCCTTGGAGCGGAATTCCTCGGTAAGCGACTTTTCAGCGCTCAGAAGAACATTCAGGCTTTCCTTCACGTTCTCGTCTTCCTCGGCGTCATCCTTCTTTTCGTCTTCTGACTTATCTTCGGCATCATCTTCTGATTCACCATCGGCTTCTGCTTCAGGTGCTTCGGCGTTGGAAGCTGCTGGATCCTCGAGCTTTTCTGGCTCTTTGTCACCTTCGGCTTCTTCTTTACGCTCGTCCTTATCGGTGCTATTGTCTCCCGTTTGCATTGGAGCAGGCTCCTCAGCTTTTGGTGGCAGCGCTGGATTTACCAGCGTACCATAGACATTAGCAACATCTTCGGTCTTCATTGAGACCAGCTGTTGGTATACTGCATTGATGAGTCCGGCCTTTGTCTTTGGAGGTTCAGCTGTTGGTGCTGCATTAGATGCAGCGTCAACTGCGGCTTGCGCCTTCTTCTGTTCTCCTGGCTCTTCGACCGTTCCCGGTCCTTCGCCAACATGATCGTCCTTGCCAGCGTCTTTCGATGCTGACTGGTCGATGGCGGCTTTGGTTTCAGCATTTGCCTTTACGGCATCTGTTGCCTCGTCGCCTGCCTCGCTCTTCTTTTTAGATGGTTCCTCGCCAGAAACTTCAACCTCTTCAACGAGTCCATCTTTGCGTAGTTCCTCAACAGTGATGTCTTCGATCAGATCGAACTGATTCTTGATTTTCTTAGACATACTAGTGTGTGTTACTACTAATTCTATAGCGGTTAGAGTTTTGAGAGGAAATCATTCCATACCTTCAGTTGCGCCTCGATGAGACGCTTCGAAGATGCGTTTTTAATTTCAGTCTCATACTTTTCAATTTGCTGCGGTTTGAGCATTCCATTATCCCAGACCCATTCGACGCCCTCCATGATTCCGTTTACGAAAGCATCGGGTGCCGATGGATCCTGAACGATGTCAACGGTGGAGAGAATGAAATCATTCTTAACCTCCATAATTCCGTCGCGCCCTTCTTGCAACGATCCCATTCCACGAGTTGAGACACCTAGCTGAACGCCACCTTCGATTAGACCTTTCACGATTTTACCCATCGGTGTGTCCAGGATCAGTGCCTTTCCGACAACGTTATTACCATCCCATTTAAGTTCGGTAATACGGTGCGAAACTTTGTCGAGGTTAACCGTCGGGCCATCCGGGTGATTTAGCTCACCAACTGCACGACCGGTCTTAACCTGCTCATTGATATACTTTTCAACCGCGGGCTTCAGCACCGGCAGCGGATAGCGGCGCTTGTTGCGGTTAGGCTTTTCAGCCTGCATAAAAACTCCCTCAAGGCGTACCTTCTTTACTCCGCCTTCTGCTGCCTCAGTAATATACTGCAGGCCAGCGTCATTGAATTCGGTAACGAGTTTCATTCTTATTAGTTACTTGACTGAACTGCTTTGTTGTAGATCTGAGATGCAACAGCTGCCTTGCGCTCATCGAGAGCGGCATTGATCTTCTCGCTCATTGCACGTTGAAATGCGGACTGCGCATCTGACACCTTTTCGGTGCGGAGCGCGTCGACCATATCGATGAGATTAGTATTCATATCTTGTATCAAGCTTATTTATAACTTTTAATAGCTTAACTATTAAGCAGATTTATCGAATGTCTCGTTAGCAGATATATCCTCTACGCCGGTACCCGGATCAATTTGAGGAGATTCAAGCATTTTCTCTGCATTAACTTTTGCTTCCTCGTCCATTTCTGTAGCCATTTCCTCGATATCTTCCTCTGTCTGGCGCAGAACATTACGACGTACCCAGTTCTCTGAGAAGTACTTACCAATATAGGGCGAAATAGCATTTAACTGATTGATGCGATCTGACAAGACTTCTGCGTCCTTCATTTCTGAGAAGAAGTTATCTTTGCGGAAGTCTACACGAATATGCTCCTTAAGTTCATCCCAATCTTCCTCGGTAATGACATTCTTAAGAAGCAACTGTGTACGCAGCAGTTCTAAAAATAATGCTGAGAACTTCTTGCGAAGCTTATCGATGAACTTCTGGAAGTTGACCTCATCACGAGTGATCTCTGAGGACTTACCTAGATTGAATCCGTTGTCAGGCTCCAGACGAGAGATCGGAACATTGAGTGAACGATATAGCTTCTTCTGAAAGAAGAGAATGTCCTCGATCTGCGATAGATTATCACCGCCCGGAAGTGTAGTAATCTCTGTGCCACGGCCACCCTCACGACGCGGCAGCCAGAAGTCTTCAAGCATGCTCATATGCTTGCGATCATCACGAATCTCGCCAGTCTGAGCATCATAGACAAGCTTGTTGCGGTACTGATTCATAATCGTCCGCATATATTCTTCAGCCTTGCCCTTTGGCAGATTACCGACATCGATGTAAAAGATACGACGCTCAGGTGCACGCGAGAGGCGATAGATGACAAGAGCATCCTCCATCATGCGGAGCTGGTTGACTGGCTTCAGTGCTTTGTGCAGAGGAGAAAGAACACGCTTGCGAGAAGCATCCAGAATGCCAGATGTGATATAGCAGATTGCGTCCTTGTTGATCTTCAGGCCAACATCTGACTTCTGCAGACCACCATCTTGATAAAGGTAATACTCATCCAGTGTACGGACCACACGGGCGCCACTGACAGGATCAGTTTCTTCCTTGATCTCGCGAACCTTGCGAATACGTAGCGCGTCTACTCCGCGGATTTCCTGGATACC